CGTCTCTAAAACCTTTATAATGTGCTGAGGTATGTGTGCTAAAACCTTTATAATGTGCTGATGCCTTTTGCTTATGTCGTTATAAATGTGCTGATGCCTTTTGCTTATGTCGTTATAAATGTGCTGGGTGCTTGTGGTCTTACCGAGCATAACATAAGGACCGCACTTTTGTCAACTCCAAGGTCATAAAATCCTCACAATCCCCGCACAAAAATCCACACCCGCCCATAAATACTCCCCAGGACCTTGACATTTTTGCACACAAGACTTAGAGTACTCTCATAACACACAGGAGCGAACTTATGTCAGTTGCATATCAACAAGCACAGAAGCAGCGTTATAGGGTCACTCTGGATCTATCAGTGTTCGGTGACTTCGACCCACATCAGATTGACTGGGAGAAGTTATTCAAGTTGGAACCTGCAGAGAAGTGTGATGCATATGTGGAAGACCTAAGTACACCCGACCGTTGGTAAGTTTCTGGGTATTAAAGTTAGGATCGTCTAAAGCGTCCCTATAGTATGAGGGGCACACATCACTTCCCCACTAACACTCAAGACGTACCAAATGACAGTCACTTATCAACGCAACATCCTCTCTACTGAGTATAACGGTTGGGAGAATTATGAGACCTGGAATGTTGCACTCTGGTTGCAGAATGATGAGAGTTTGTATCACCTTGCTATGGACTGTGGTGATTATGAAACCTTCGTAAAAGAGGTCGGTGTTGGATACTCTACTCCTGACGGTGTTAAGTATGCTGACCTCAAGGTAAATGTCATCCAACTGAATAGCGATGTGTTCGACCTCTGATTAACACTTAAGACCAGTACACTTCACTACACTTTCATGCTGAACTTCATCCCCTACGCTATTCGTCGTCCTTTCTACTATGTGTTCGACCTGATCGCATGTTCTGATTTTCGTAATGAAGAATTCGGTCGGATCTTCGATGCTTATGAGTATGAGCAATCAACGCAAATCCTAGGGTTCATTAACTACTTGGGTATGTCAGGTCAGTTAGATCTACCTGAGGACTTTGACCTGTTCGCTGATGTTGAAACTCTAGAGCAAGCAGTAGAGAAGTGGAGTGATTATCAGGACTTGATGAACACCTCCACACTCGCTTAAGTAACACTCACTCCTGTCGCATGAGTATAAACTAGGCACACACAGTTCACAACACTTTTCTTCTTTATTATGTCTAAATCCGTGATGCTTTCTCTTCTCGCTCAAGGTAACACTGGCAACGAACTTCTGTCGATTCTTGATGCTCTCGCTGCTGAAGCTGTGAGTGATACTGAGGAAGGCACTATCGAGTTCTGATTGTTAACAAATGTGCGCTCCCTGGTTGACACTGGGGGGCGTTTATGTTATGATTTGGCAGTGATGCTTATCGGCAGTTATATGCCGCCGATTTGTTATAACGCCGTGCGGCGTCGCCCCCCTAAAATAAAAAACGCAAACTACCCTAACCTACAGAGGTGACAAAACGCGACCTCTATCTCAATCTCAAAAAATTTTTCCGGAAGTATGAGCACCCTTAGAAATCGCCGTCAAACTCCTTACTGGAATTTTTGGAGAGTTGTACTTGCAGGTTGGACAATCAGGTATCCAAAGACGATGGGTAAAATAATATTAATGCCCCTTGGATTTTTGATTGTGCTGATATATAATGCAATAGTACGTTAAGTGCTGTCAAAAAAAATTCCGGAAAATATTTTTTTATATGGAAAAGATTTATCACATATACGCAAAGGACAGGTGTTTATTTCATTCTCTAAAAGAGGAAGAATTTCATAATACTTGGAAAACTTTGAATAATATTGTAGGGTTAATGAAAACTGACTATAAGGAAGAAGATTTGAGTTTCATAGAACTTCCAGTAAATATTGGAGGGGTTCATACAAGTTTGACAGCAGATCCTCCAGGGTCTCCGTCATATTGACAACACATATATAGACTGTTAAAATTGAATTTGAAGGTTCATTAAACTTTATGGCAAAAGGATTTACTGTTAAAGCTGCTGCACCAAAACCCAAAGAAGAATGGGATATTGATGCAATCAAAGAAAGAATGCGTGGAAAGAGTATTGTATTCTGTCTACCTGGTAGAGGATGCTCTTTCATTTTTCTGAAGAACTTTGTACAACTGTGTTTTGATATGGTACAGAATGGTATGAGTATTCAGATTTCTCAAGACTATAGTTCAATGGTGAACTTTGCACGTTGTAAGTGTCTTGGTGCAAATGTTCTTCGTGGACCTAAGCAAATTCCTTGGGATGGTAAACTACAGTATGATTATCAACTATGGATTGACTCGGATATTGTCTTTGACACAAACAAGTTCTGGCAACTCTGTGATTTAGCTCTTTCTGAAGATGGAACTGAGCGTGAAATTGTCGCTGGTTGGTATGCAACTGAAGATGGTCACACAACATCTGTCGCACACTGGTTGGAAGAAGATGACTTCCGCAAGAATGGTGGAGTGATGAATCATGAAACCGTTGAGTCCATTTCAAAGCGTAGAAAGCCTTTCACAGTGGATTACACTGGTTTTGGTTGGGTTCTGATTAAGAACGGTGTCTTTGAAAATCTTGAGTATCCTTGGTTTGCTCCGAAGATGCAAGTCTTTGAGTCTGGTAATGTTCAGGATATGTGTGGTGAGGATGTTTCATTCTGTCTTGATGCAAAAGAGCAAGGATTTGATATCTGGTGCGATCCTCGTATTAGAGTTGGGCATGAAAAAACTCGCATTATCTGATGAAAACATTTAACGTACTTTATAAAGGGCGTAAAATTTATACAAATCTCACTCCAGAAGAATGTAGTGAGATTCTTCAAGACTTCTCCGAATGTTTTTTCTCGGGTGAAGACATTGATCCAAATTTAATTGAACTGGAGGAAATTTATGGATAAAGGCGGAAGTAACAAAACTCTTTTTGAACCTGGAGCACCTAAGAAGACACGTCAAGGACGCTCGGCAAGAACACTGTTAAGCGCAACCTCTCGTAATGGACGTAAAAAAAGATATCGTGGACAAGGTAAAGGTTGATATTAATATTATAGATAGAGCAGGGGAAATCCCTGCTCTTTTATTATCAACTTATGGCATATCTCAATCACAATCTTCCAACGATTACCTGTTATATTCGTAATGAATTCCTCTACAATCATAAAAAAGGTCATGGTGAGGTAACTTTATGTGATGTGCATTCCGTAGCGTCCTTAGAGAAGCACGTACCCCTCTTTGAGGCGTTTCTAGAGAATGGGGTTAATTGGACACGTAGACCCATTCATGCATTTTGTTGGAAACCTGATGCACCAGTTCCTCAACTAGAGGAGTGTATGTGGTGGGATTGCTTTTCTCCTTATATTGATGTTCAAGTACGTTCAAGATTGGCTAACTTACGTGCGGAACTCATCAATTATCGTGGAGAAAAGAATGAAGGAACTTACTTATTCACTCTTGACTGGTCTTGGGAATCAAAATCAACTCTGAATACTAATTTTAGTGAAACTCCAGAGCATAAGTGTGCCCACTTCTTTAAGATGAATAACGGAAACTTCTATGCTTATCCAAATAATAAGATTTTGTGGTATGATGATGCATGGACAAAGAATAGAATTACCAAAAATCCAGGGTATGAAATTGATCTAACCGAATATTCTGTCGAAAATAGTCGTAAAATTGAGACATCTGACGATTTTATGTACGAAGTTACAAGTATTCGGGATAGCAACCCCGTAAAAAGTTCTGATTTAACAAATCAGGAGCAAAAAAATGACCAAACAAGTCGATAAAGACCAAAATTTTATGCGAAACCAGTGGGGAACTGAGTTTTTGTCAAGCGAATATGGTTGGGAGACTAAAATTGAGAAGCAAAAAATGCTTCGTGAGATAGCAAATGATGAATTAACACCCAAAAAGCATGACTTTTTTCATCAAAGCGAAATTCACTCACAAATTCGCAATGATGAAGACTATGATGATTGGGAATATGGCACAGAACCAATCTATGAATCCAAAAATCCCTAATAAATAAGGTAGAATTATACTATTCGATGCCTCTAGAAAGGGTAAGCCAAGGTTTTAAAGACATTAGTATGACTTTTCAGAGTAATCCTCTGAACAGTGACTTGATAGCACTTAAAAATGAGAGTGCTATATCACGTTCAATCAGAAACATTGTGTTTACCCTTCCTGGTGAGAAATTTTTCAATCCAAATTTTGGATCGAGAGTAACAAAAATGCTTTTTGAGAATGTTGATGAAATTACAGCATCAAACGTTAGGGATGAAATTGCAACCTCAATTGTGAATTATGAACCAAGAGTTGATTTAACAAACGTTGTAGTGACCCCTGATTATGATAATAACTCTTTTGATGTATTAGTACAATATCAAATTATAGGAGCCAATGTTCCTGCACAAGAATTACAATTTGTTTTGCAACCAACTAGGTAAAAATGCCACTAGTAAACTTTTCTAACCTAGATTTCGATCAGGTTAAAGCAACGCTTAGAGATTATCTAAAAGCAAATCCCAATTTTACTGATTATGACTTTGAAGGGTCTAATCTTTCAACAATTTTGGATGTTTTGGCATATAACACATATATCACTTCATATAATGCAAATATGGTTGCAAATGAAGTGTTTATTGATAGTGCAACACTAAGAGAAAATGTGGTTGCACTTGCAAGAAATATAGGATATGTACCCCGTTCGAGAAAATCTGCGTCTGCAACAGTCTCTTTTTTCGTAGATCTTTCTAATGTGATTCCAACTCCATCTTCTTTGACCTTAAAGAAAGGGATCATAGCGACATCATCTGGAAGTTTTGGAAATCAATCCTTTGCATTCTCAATACTAGAGGATATTACTGTTCCCGTGTTCGATGAGGTAGCAACTTTTACTAATTTGAAGATAAATGAAGGAATTCTACTCACAAATAACTTTACATATTCATCTAGAAATCCTAATCAAAGATTTATTCTTCCAAATTCTGGAATTGATACTAATTTAATATCTGTTTTAGTTAAAAATAATGAAAATGCAACAACTTCAGTAAAATATGCATATCAAGATAGTTTATTTGATATAGATGGTTCTTCAAATGTGCATTTTATTCAGGAAATAGAGGATGAAAGATATGAATTAATTTTTGGCGATGGGATATTCGGCAAAAAATTAGAAGAGGGTAACTTTGTAACTGCAGATTACATAAGTTCAAACGGAGATAGTGCAAATGGAGTAAATTCCTTTACCTTTTCTGGAAGACTAACTTATACAAGAAACTCGATTGAATATACTGTAACCTCTGGTATTTCTCTGCTTACAACTGAATTACCTGCAAGGGGTGGAGAAAACATCGAATCTGTAGAATCCATTAAAAAATATGCGCCAAGAATTTATGCATCTCAAAATAGAGCATTAACTGCAAATGATTTTGAAACTTTGATTCCATCAAAAATTTATCCAGAAACTGATGCTATTTCTGTTTTTGGCGGAGAAGAACTGATACCACCACAATATGGAAAAGTTTTTATTAGTATAAAACCAAGATTTGGTGACTTTTTACCAAATTTGGTAAAACAAAGTATAAAATTAAAACTAAAAAAATATGCGGTTGCCGGAATAGTCCCAGAAATTTTAGATCTAAAATACCTTTATGTTGAAGTGAACTCGAAAATTTATTATAACACGAATCTGGCACCATCATCTGCCTTTGTTTCAAGTATTATTCAAACAAATGTTACCAAATATTCAGAATCTACAGAATTAAATCGTTATGGAGCTAGATTTAAATATAGCAAATTTTTGAAATTGATTGATGACAGTCATGAGTCAATAACATCCAATATTACAACTATTCAAATGAGAAGAGATTTGAGAGTTGTCTTAAATACCTTCGCAGAGTATCAAATATCTTTTGGTAATGAGTTTCATATATCCAGTATGGACGGTTACAACATTAAATCAACTGGTTTCCAAATTGCAGGAATATCTCAGACAGTTTACTTAGGAGATGTTCCAAATACAAATAGACAAACTGGTACTTTATTCCTATTTACTGTTAATACAACTAATTCAAGAACTCCAAGTATTTTAAGGAGAGGAGTTGGTACAATAGATTATAAAAATGGTATCATAACCATCAATCCTATCAATATATTAGCGTCTGCAAGAATTAAAGATGGTCAACCAATCATGGAAATTTCTGTAGTGCCAAAATCAAATGATGTTGTTGGAAAGCAGGATTTATATCTACAACTAGATGTTAGTAATAGTGTTTTTGATATGGTTGTGGATAATATATCATCTGGGTTGGATCCATCAGCATCTACTTACATAACATCCTCAAGTTACGCAAATGGTCTTCTTGTTCGTCCTGGAGGTTCAGTGCAGGGGTCCACAATTGTATCTGGGACTGGAACAATAGTCGGAGCTCTAGCGGGATCATCTTCATTCATAACAGCATCAACACCAACTCCAACACCAACTCCAACACCAACACCAACTTCATCAATACCCACATTCACATTCACTCCCTCCTTCACATCCCCATCACCATCTCCGTCCCCTTCGCCATCTCCATCCCCCTCGCCATC